ATTGATGTGTTCCATTACAAAAAACTTCTGAGGAAAATTGTAAATGAGTGAATTTTTTAATTCTGAAATTATTCAGGAAGAATTAACTAAAATCAATAGTCTTCAAGAAGCACTGTATTCTGATGCAGCATCTTTCGGGATGATGGATAATGAAGAAAAATTGGAACATATTGATATGATGATTGAACTTCTTGAAAAACAACGAGTCATGTATGCAAGATTGTCACTTTCTGATGATCCTGCTGCCGTTGAAATGAAAGAAAACTTGAAAAAATCTGTGGTCCTGATGGGATTCCCACCAGGAACGGACATGAACGTCCTGTTCTCGACCATGGAACAAACTGTCCAATCCCTCAAGGACTACATTGACGCCTGAGGGCAACCTTGCTATAATATCCAAGTCAACCAAACTAATCCAACAAAATCCGAGGTAATCCGAATGTCTTTTGCTGATCTTAAAAAGCAATCTAAACTTGGCTCCCTGACTGCCAAACTGGTCAAGGAAGTCGAAAAGATGAACACCACCAATACTGGTGATGAACGTCTCTGGAAACTGGACGTTGACAAAAGCGGCAATGGTTATGCCGTTATCCGTTTCCTTCCTGCTCCTAACGGTGAAGATCTGCCGTTTGTGAAGCTGTACTCCCATGCCTTCCAAGGTCCTGGTGGTTGGTACATCGAGAACTCTTTGACCACTCTTGGTCAGAAGGATCCCGTGTCCGAATACAACACCATGCTGTGGAACAATGGCACAGATCTTGGTAAAGAGACTGCACGTAAGCAGAAACGTAAACTGACCTACATCAGCAACATCTATGTGGTCAAGGATCCTGCCAATCCCGAGAATGAGGGCAAGGTATTCCTGTACAAGTATGGTAAGAAGATCTTTGACAAACTGACTGCAGCAATGCAACCTGAGTTTGAGGACGAGGAAGCAATCGATCCGTTCGACTTCTGGCAAGGTGCCAACTTCAAACTGAAGGCAAAGAACGTTGCCGGTTATCGTAACTATGACTCCTCTGAGTTTGCACGTCAAGATCCACTTCTTGATGACGATGACGCAATGGAAGCAATCTGGAAAGGTCAGTATTCTCTGCAAGAGTTTGTTGCCGCAGATCAGTTCAAGGATTATGATGCCCTGAAGAAGCGTCTGGACTATGTTCTTGGTAACAAGGGCACTCCTTCCTTCCAAGACCAGGAAACTGTCGAGGAAGAAGAGAACTTCCGTCGTGAGAATCGTGGTGAAAACCTTGATGACCTGAGTGAAGGTCGTGGCAAGTCTTTCAACTCTCCCGACATCATGCCTTCAAGCACTGAAGATGATGACGATGCACTGAGTTACTTTGCTAAACTTGCCGAGTGATAGAGAAGGAGGGGTAACACCCTCCTTTTTTATGATACTCTGGTGTTTGCTGTTCTAATCAAATTCTTATTGACATATTGAGATGAATCGTCATATGCCATCTCAGATCTCATGTCATTTAAGAACTGCTGCAAGTAAGATGGTTTTAAGAGATAAATGGTTTGTTTCTTTGCATTTTCTTTTGTTTCATATTCATAATTAGAAATGGCTATCGTATTGGAGAGTCTTTCTTTGATAGAAATTTTATTATTAGAAGGAACTTCTACAGAACCTCCAACAACAGTAGAACCATTCAAGTTTTTCACAATTCCTGCTATTGATTCTATATTATTTGGAGTTTTTCCGATACCAACACCATCAACGTAAAGTTGATTTGAAGTATTAAAATCTCCAGTGACATTTATTAATGTGACGACATTGGAATCTGTCGTCGTAAATTTTATAACTCCTGTGGCAATACCAATTCCTTGTGTCACACTAATACCAGCTGTAAATGAGTGTATAGCATCATCTGCTAAAGTTATTATTGTTTTAGCTTCTATAAATTCAATGTTATCATTCAAATCATAGTCTTTTCCTTTATCAGTGACATTTACTGTTGCAATTTCTCCATTATCATTAACAGTAACATCAAATGATGCACCTATACCGACACCATTTGAAGTTGCTCCAATATTTGTATAAGTACCTGGAATAAACTCATTTTCACCATTTTTGATATTTAAATCTAATATTTGTCCATATGTTCTATCAACCGTCGAGTAGAATAAAGAAAAATTTTTATCTACTTGTTTATTTTTTGGTATAATTATATTTCCCCCAGAGTCTTTTATTTCTTTAGTTTCATAGTGATGAATTTTATTAATATTCTCCAGACCATACTTATTCACAGTATAGTCATAAAGATCTTTGCTGGATAATGGCCACTGATCTCTGACATTGATGATATTGGCAGAAAGTAAGACAACCCAATCAAAATCTGATTTACCATAGATTTCTTCTGCGACTGTATCAGGTCTTGCACCTTCTTTAACTTCATACTTATCAAAAACAGTAAAAATGTTTTGAAGATCATCTCTAATCTTCATTCTACGGAAAATATTCTTTGCCAGAACGTAACTGGAACTTGATATTCTAGTGGCAAATGGTGATTCGTATTCTAAATTTGGAAGTTCTCTAAAATAACCCATCAGTAACCTACTCCAAGTGATCCTTCTTCTGTATCATAATCTTCAGAATATACAGGATTAAGTTCTTGAAATGAAAGGGATAATTTCATGTGAACCGGTGTGGTGTCATCATAGGTTGCATATGTTCCAGATCCTGTATAGTTAACCGACATATTCAATAGTGCCATTGGTTTAAAACTATGTAAGAATTTATGATTTTTTCCACCAGTTTTATAACACAGTTTGAATACATCTGGAGATGAAATGAATAATCCACCTTTACCTCCTTTTTTAGCACTCATACTTTTTTTGAATAACCTTAACATGGATTTTATTGTTTCACTTTCTGTTTTATCTCTGGGTGCCAGATCAAATTCAAAATTAAAAGATCTGAGAGTTACATTGTTAAACAAGAGTTCCATGTTTGGGTTAAGAACTTGCCCAGTGGCTCTTGAAACAACACCTTTGGCATCTACGTTAAATCCAAGAGCACCAACTGCCTTAGCAGCAAAGAAGTTTTGAATTTTTGTCTCATCAACTCCTGCTGTTTTTAATCCACCGATAATACCACCTGCTCCCGAAACAAGGGTTCCAGCAGCTTTCAGTGCATTATCTTCTCCTATTGTGTCTCTAGCAACACCAACTGCCCGAGCTGCGATACCATTTAAACTATTTTCACCCCAATCAACTGCATTACTATCCTGAATATTTTCTGGGATAGGTAAGAAAATATATGCAAGTGGTGTTTCTATATTGTTTGCCAGTTTTTCTGATGATGTTTTTTGTTGAAAACTATCAGGATTAAAACCAGGAGCTTCATACTTCACGACTTTTATTTCTAAAAAGTCAGTATCATTTTCTAATTGAGCATTTGGATATCTAAGACTTACAGCAGTCATTACACTTTTTAGTTATTTATTGGAAATTGTTGGTTTTTTTACCAAAAGGTATCTCACGAACATCTGCAAGTTCATCTGGATAGATTTCATACAAGTTTCCTTGAAGTTCTTCCCATGTATATTGACGAACTTGTCCCCAGTGATAATTAAACCCACGAAATCCCCAACGAAAAATATCTGTCACCGCAACAAGAGGATTTTGATCATATTGTATGTTTGGTGTTTTAGGTATGTATATAAAAATATAGTATTTTCCGACTTCAGGAATAGTTTCATAAGAATCACTCACGGCATCCATCAATTCAACCATTAAGTTATCAGGATCTTCACCACCTATCAAACCATTTACGACACCTCTGACACGATTATCATTATCATCGGTTGGAAACATCATTGGCGGATACCTAAATCATCCTCTGTCATGATTTTAAATTTCCACTGACGATCTTCACAAAATTCTTGTGCAGATTTCCACTTTGCCTGATTCTTCACATATTCTTTCACTTCATAGATATAACCCTTTGTTTTTCTTTTCGGAACTTTTGGTTCTGAAACTTGTCTTTTGGGTTTAATCTCGACCAAATATTTTTGTATTTTATTTCCTTCTTTGACCTTTATATAAAAGTCTGGAAAGTAACGATGAATTCTATTGTCAAGAGGTGATTTATATGGAAGAGCAATTTCTTCACTGCTCCATTCCAAAACATTTTCATTCTTATCACAGTAAACCATAAACTTTCTTTCCCATAAAGAACGATAAATTACGTTCGTTGGGTCACCTTTGTATTTTTTGGGATAAGAAGGTTTATATTTTCCTTTATATGACATCTAAATACTTAATAATCTAAGTCGGCATATTTTATTTAGATGACGGTATCAAGAAAGAGAATAACAGAATACATTACAAAAATAGCACATTCTGCTCAAACATCTAACTATCAAGTATTTTTTGATGGATTGAGTGGTGAACTGACAAAATTTTTGGGTGGTAAAGGAGTAGATAATCGATTTATTATTGAAGAAGCTGGTCTTCGTTGTAGTAGTGCTTCTATTCCTGGTAGTTCTCTTGCCACTGCAAGTATTGCCGGTAATTATATGGGTGTTCAAGAAAAAATGGTACACTCTAGAATTTTTACTGAAATGAGTTTAGAATTTTATGTTGATCGAGATTATAAAGTAATTAAATTCTTTGAATACTGGATGGACTACATCACAAATGGATCTGAGAGTGGAAATGTAAGAAAATCGGATGCCGGATATTTCTATAGGATGAAGTATCCTAGAGAATCTGATAGTGGATATAAGTGTGATAAAATTAAAATTATAAAATTTGAACCAAGTCAAGGAAAGGAACTAGAGTATACATTTTATGGTGCCTTCCCTATAAATTTCTCATCTACACCTGTTCAGTATGGTAGTTCTGATGTTTTGAGAGCAAATGTGACTTTTAATTATGAAAGATATATTGCCGGAAAGGAAACAAGTAAGAGTAAGCAAGAAAATAATGACGAAAACAATTCAGGTGTCGCAAATAAAAGTCAATTGGCAAAACAAGAAGCTGCAAAATCACAAGATCTTGCAGAACTACAACGATTTGCTGCTGAAGAAAAAGAGTTAGCAGAACAACTATCGGCGGCACAAAGGGGTGATCGATCTGGTCTTGATGGAGCTCTGGATATATCTTGATAAATATCCATAACTGAACTATTTGGATTGTCATGCCTTTACCAAAAATTGCAACGCCGACATATGAGTTGGAATTACCATCAACTGGAAAAAAGATAAGATATAGACCTTTTCTAGTTAAGGAAGAAAAGGTTCTCATTATTGCAATGGAATCTGAGGATCAGAAACAAATTACAAATGCAATCAAAACAGTGATTGCAAATTGTATTCTGAGTCGTGGAGTAAAGGTAGATCAGTTGTCCACTTTTGATATTGAATACTTGTTTCTAAACATCAGAGGTAAATCTGTTGGAGAATATGTTGACGTATTAATTACATGTCCTGATGATGAGAAGACACAGGTTCCTGTGACTATTCCACTTGATGAAATTAAAATTCAAAAAGACCCTACTCACAGTCGAGATATTAAATTAGATGATACTTTGACGATGAGAATGAGATATCCATCTCTATCCGAATTTATCAAAACAAATTTTAATTATGAAGAAGGGTCTATTGGTGTCACAGAATCATTCGATTTAATTTCTTCATGTATTGAACAAGTTTACAATGAAGAGGAATCGTGGAGTACCTCTGATTGCAGTAAAAAAGAACTGACAGAATTCATTGAGCAACTTAGTTCAAAACAATTCAAAGAGATTGAAAAATTCTTTGAAACAATGCCTAAGTTATCTCATACAATTAAGATTACTAATCCTAATACAAAAGTTGAGAATGAAATTGTTCTGGAAGGATTATCATCTTTTTTCGCATAAGTATGGCGCATATTGATCTTGCGTCATACTATCAAATAAACTTTTCTTTGGTTCAGCATCATAAATATTCATTAACAGAGATAGAAAACATGATACCCTGGGAGAAGGATGTATACGTTACACTTCTTCAACAGTATATTGAGGAAGAAAACCTGAAACATCAGCAGCAGAATGGCATTTAAAAGTCAGGCATTTAAAGCACCACAATTGGGTAGAAGAAGAGTCTCTGTAAATCCAGGCAAGACTCTTGGTGATGTTTCTCAGTCTGGAATAAATCCTGCCACGGGAGAGTATTTAAGTGCCGGTCAAAGGAAGGCACTATTCAAAAAAAGAACCGTAAGTGCAGAAAAAGTTTTTAGTAAACCAGGTGCCATTGTTCCTGTAAGTAAACCTGGTGCTCTGGTCAAAACATCGGATTCGGATGCCTCTTCAGATCAACAACCAAGTTTATCTCAGAGAGTTACCGCCTTAGAAAAATCTATAATTTCTATTCAGGATACCATAAAGAGATTATCAGAATTTTTAGTTAATGATGCAAAGAAAGAGCAGCAGAATCTATTAGCAGCTGGAAGAGAAGATGATAGATTAAAGGAGAAAGATTCTGCAGCTAAAAAAGAATCTGGACTAGAGTCTGTTACGGAGAGAATGCGTAACACTCTTCTTTCTCCAATTAAATCTATTGGAAATCAGGCAAAGGGAATCCTATCAAGGATTATGGATTTCTTCAAGATTCTCTTTGTTGGATGGTTGACTGACAAAGGTGTCAAAGCCATGGCAGCATTCTTGTCTGGTGATAGTGAAGAGTTAGAGAAAATCAAAAATAATGTTCTTGTCGCACTTGGTGTTGTTGGTGGAGTATTTCTAGCACTAAGTGGTGGACTGGCACTTTTACCATCTCTTATTTTACCCATTGCCGGAATAATTGCTAAACTTGGCATAGCGATAGTCGGATTTTTACTATCTCCGGCAGGATTAGCAACTCTTGCCATTGCAGCAGGTATTGGTGGTTTGATTTTAGCAGGAAAGGCAATAGGTGAAAATATTAGAGACCATGGTTTTTTTGGAATAGGTGGAACTGGTGGTAGAGAATTTTCGGCAGAACATGATAAAGCTAAAGCAGAATTAAAAGCAGCTGGTGTGCGTATGCAAGGAGATGATAAATTTACAATTATTGGTAGTAGCACTAGTGCGAATGTAAGTAAGGAGAAAGACGCCGAAAAATATGGCACGAAGGAACAAAAAGAAGCAATAGCAAAATTCAAAAAAAGAAGAGCAGAACTTAATAAGCTTCGTGATGATATGAAAGCAGAAATTGATACACAAAGAGCAACAGTAAAAGATAGTGGAACTAGAAAAAGAAATACTCGTGGTGGGGGTTCAAGGACAGAAACATATTCTACTAAAGAGGATACGGCACAAAGAGATAAGTTGGAGCAAGAAGTAAGAGCAAAATATGCGGCAAAAGCTTCTGGTGGTGGAGGTGCAAGTGTTCAACCTCAAACTTCATTAACTCCTGGAGGAGGTGGTGGTGGAGGAACAAAAGAAGTTTCCGAAGGAGGTGGAGAATCATCATCTATGGGAGATGATGTAAAAGTTGTAAAGGCGAATCATCCAGAAACTGGAAGTGGTTATACAATAGAAGGAGTCACTGATGCTAGTGGAAGACCTGTGATTCTTTCAAAGTCGGGTGCCGAGGCATTTGCCAAGATGATTAAAGATTCAAATGGTGCCGTAAAAGGATCTGATGTTGCCAGTTCACAAAGAAGTCCTGCAAAGAATAAAGCTGTAAATGGAGCACCAAACTCAAGACATATGAACGGAACGGCACTTGATATTCATGGAACTTCAAATGCCTGGATTAGAAAGAATGGTCAAAAATATGGATGGATGATTAATGATTATCCAGGATCTCATGGAGGTCATTTTATATTTGGAGGTGGTGGAGCAGGAAATGTTCAATCTTCTATATCGGCATCCAGTATTCAAAGTATGCCTTCACAATCTACGGGAACTCCTGGTCAGATGCCAAAGGCACAACCAAATGTAGTTTTTAGACCTAATACTCAGGCACAACAATCAACTCCTCCATCATCTGGTTCTGGTGGAGGATCAAAGAAACCTAATATTTCTTCCTCCAATCCTAATAATTTCTATACCATGTATTCACAAATACAGTATAATGTGGTAAGATAAGATGGCACTAGCAGCAGTCGCACAAGGAGCATTAAGAGTCGGAGCACTTTTGGGAAAGAGTGCCATGGGAGTTACTAAAGCTGCTGGTTCTGCTGCAAAGAGTGGTATATCATCTGGTGCCAAAAATGTTAATAAGCAAGTTAAGAAAGCAGTATTGAAGAGAAAGAAAATAAAAAGAGATACTTTCATAGGAAAGCAGAGAAGCAAAAAGAAAGAACAAGAGAAAGATAAGAGAAAATTAAAAGAACAGGAATTAGAAAGAAAAAATACATCCAAATCTGGTCCTGGTGTTGGTAATGTAGCAAAAAAAGCACTTAATCCTCTTCAGGCATTGATACAATTTTTGACCACGATATTAATTGGATGGGTTGCTAATAAACTTCCTCAGATTATTGAATGGGCACAAGGATTAATAAAAAAGATACAAGAAGTTGTTGAATTAATAAAAAGTTTATTCACTAATATTACTGGATTCTTTACTGGTGTTAAAGATTTAATAGTTGGAGCCTTTGATGCCGTAGTAAATCTAGATTTCTCTGACAAGGAAGGTGGAATTACATCGGCATTAGAAAAAATAAAAGAAAGTTTTGGTGGTCTTATTAAAGATATAGGTAATGGATTCAATATTCTTAGGGGAAAGCAAAATGAGGATCCAAAAAAGATCTTAAAGAAACAACCAGAAGATGTAACGAATGAACAACCTTATTCGGAACTCAAACCACCAAAATCTGAAGATTCTGTCTCTAGTAGTTCAAGTTCTAGTGGTTCAAATCCTGTAAGCACTCCACTAACACCAATAGTAACTTCTAAAAAAAGCACTCCTGGAGGTCAATACGGTGAATCGTCCTTGCTTGCTGCCATGAGTCGTGCCGGAATAGTTGACCCTACTGAAAGAGCAATGTTCTTGGCACAAATGGCACATGAAAGTGGTAATTTTAGATATGATGAAGAAATAGCATCCGGACAAGCTTATGAAGGAAGAGCTGATCTTGGTAATACTCAACCTGGAGATGGAGTGAGGTACAAGGGTAGGGGATATATTCAACTGACTGGGCGTGCAAATTATAGAGACTACGGTAATAGACTTGGTGTTGATTTAGAAAACAATCCAGATCTGGCAAAAGATCCAAACATTGCGGCAGACATTGCAATTGCTTATTGGCAGCAGAGAGTAGATAGAAATGCTGCTCGTGCTGGTGATGTCAGAACTGTGACAAGAAATATTAATGGTGGACTCAATGGTCTTGCCGATCGACAAAATAAATTTGATAAGTACATGAAGGAAAAAAGCACTTTAAGTATTAAAAAATTTGATCCTACCAAGTCATACAAGGCAGGTGACATGGTTATTAAAAATGATAAAGTGATGAGACATGACGGATTTGGATTTGCAGAAGCTGGTGGAGTATCATCTCAGAATCTTACGGCATCACCTCAACCACAAATACAATCTGCACCTAGAATGGCACAGTTGGATATGGATAGGCAAGGACAAGATATTGTCGTGGTTGATGATCAACCTATACCACAACAACCAAGTGGAGTACCTGGTCAACAATCTTCTTCTCAACCAATAGTTGTTCAACCTTCATTAAATAGTATGTTAAGACAACAATTACTCTTAGAATTGGTATATACTTAAATGTCAGCATCAAAACCATCTCTTTATGAGATATTAACAATTGAATCTAACGATAAAGAAAGAAATGCCGACTTAAGACTTGGTGCAATTTCTGTTGACTATTATGAAGATATTTTTTCTCCTACAATTACGGCAAAAATACGAGTAGTTAATACTGGAGATAGCATAGCACCAAAAGATAATCCTGATGGACCAAAGCAATCAATCTATCATGGTTTACCTTTACGAGGTGGTGAGAGAGTTACATTGAAGATAAAAGATCAGGGAGAAACAAAGACTGGTCTAGATTTTTCTAGAAATCCATCCGATTACTTATATGTTTCTAGCATTACTGATGTTATCTCAGAAACTCAGAGAGAAAGTTTTACATTACATTTGGTTTCTAGAGAAGCAATTACAAATGAAACATCCAGAGTAATAAAAAAATATCCTGTAAGTTTGTCTATTAATGATTCTGTAAAAAAAATACTGAAGGACGTATTAAAAACAAATAAGTTTAGTGATTCAACCATCGAAAAATCTCAAAATAAGTATGGATTTATTGGAAATCTTAGAAAACCATTTACAATATTAATATGGTTAGCATCAAAGGCGGTCCCTGTAAGTTCCGGTGATGCTACTGCAGGATTTGTTTTTTATCAGACGCAAGATGGATTTAATTTTAGATCAATCGACGAATTAATTGCTCAGAGTCCTAAAGCAGAATATGTTCATTCTGAAGTAAATGAATCTCAGATAGAGACAAATACTAGAAATAATGATTTTCAAATAACCTCTTATACCACCGATAAAAATCAAGATCTGATTGAAAAATTACGTCTCGGAACTTATGCTAGTCAGAGAATGTTCTTTGATCCATTGACATTTAATTTTACAACACCAGAGAAAGGATTATTTCAATTAGATGGATATAAGAAAAAGATAAAAAATCTTGGTGATAAATTAGAGTTACCTCTTCTCAGCGAAACATCTGACAAAACATTGGGACAAGTCCCTACTAGAATTCTTTCTTCGGTTATTGATCGTGGAACTATGGAGAAAGATGTATCTATTGATGAAAATGCCGATCCTAGTAAATATCAGGCACAGGCAATCATGAGATACAATGTCTTGTTCACACAAACTGTGAGCATGACTGTCCCTTGCAATACAAATTTGAGAGCTGGTGATACAATTAAATGTTTTTTCCCAAAAATTTCAAGAGGTGATAGTTCTGAATTTGATCCGGATCAAAGTGGTCTATATATGATAAAAGAATTGTGCCATCACTTTGAGACAGATGGTTCGTTTACATCTATGCTCTTAGTTAGAGATACATTTGGATTATACACCGGGAAATGATAGAAGAGTCACTTTTAAAAAGTAATTTTATAGGTAGAGATGGATTCCGTTGGTGGATTGGACAGATTCCTCCTGGAAAATCTTTGGGTTTTCAAAATAAAGGTAAGGGATGGGGAAATAGATTCAAGGTTAGAATTTTAGGTTATCATCCTTATAGTAAGGCAGACCTTCCAGATGAAGACTTGCCATGGGCAGGTTGCTTATTGCCTGCAACATCAGGAACTGGAGCTTCAAATCTTGCTCAGAGTGTAAAGTATCGTCCTGGTGATGTCGTTGTTGGTTTCTTCATGGATGGGGATAATGCACAAATTCCCATGATCATGGGTGCATTTGGTAGAACAAGTCAAGTTCCACAGCAAGAGGCATCTGAAGCATTCAAACCTTTCACCGGATATACTTCTGAAAGTGGTATTGGTACAATTACCGCATCTATTCCTAAACCTGACGGAACACTTGATCCCGATGAATCGAATGAACAAAATAAAGAAAGTCAAAAGTCTCCAAGAAGTATTAGTGATAAGCAAGCCAAACAGATAAATTCTGATAACAATGGTGGAAAGGAAGAAATAGCAGCATCAAAGGCAGATGGTCAAAAAATTTCACCTGCTAGTTCATGCGATGATAACTTCATGGATGAAGTATCTAATGTTCTTGAAAATTTTCTTGGAGGTATTCCAAAAAATCCAGTAGGTGGAGTTGTCGGTGAGGCATCAGATTTTCTTGGTGATGTTCAAGCAGTCACTAAGAAAATACAAAGATTAACAAATAATCCAGTATCGGCAATGATGGATTCTCTCTATAGAGAGTTAATACCGTTGTTACGAGGAGGTATTCAAGGTTTTTATGACGCTCTTGTTCTGGCAAATGGGGGCAATGTTCTCCCAGCTATTGCTGCTGTCAAACTTTTAGTTCCTCCCATGGTTGCAATTCAAGATCAACTTGAATGTTTGACTGGGAAAATCATCAGTGGTCTTGGTGAGACTATTAAAGGGATGGTTGAAGATGCATTAATTAATATTGTTAATTTTGGAACTTGTGTCGTCGAACAATTTGCAGGAGATTTATTGAATAAAATAACCGATCAAATTTCTGATGGTATGGACGGTGTATTAGGTGGTATATCAGAAATATTTGAGTTTATTAATGGTGGTGCTGGAGTTAATGTCAGGGATATACTTTCCGCATCCGCCGATACCATAGCATCTGCCGGAGGATTTTTTGATTGCAATCAAGATAAGGGGAAATGCACAGGTAGAGTCAGAAAATGGACTTTAGGTTATGGTGCCGATGGATCATTCGATTTACAAAAAACATATGATAATGTCATCGGTCAAATAAATGTCCAGAATGCACTAGGACTTATTAATATCGATGTTCCACAAGGAGTCAATTCTCCGTTCACTAAACCTGATTGTGCGACACCTTCGACATGTGGTGGTCCTACAGTCAAGATATTTGGTGGTGATGGAATTGGTGGTGCAGGTAGGGCAATACTTGGTGGAATTGTTGAAAACTCACCTGCCGACGACTTGTCGAGAAATGTTACTAGAACCGCGAGTATTGTTGGAGTTGAATTAACTGATCCTGGTTCCAAGTATTTCTATAAGGAACCATTAATTAGTTTTAGTGATTCTTGCGGACTAGGATATGGTGCTGTCGCAAGGGCAATTATGGACTTTGAAAAAGGAGAGATTGAAAAAATTGTAATAATATCTGAGGGAGAAAATTATCCTGTCAGTCCACCTGATATTGATATTGATCCTGGAGATGATCCAACTAGACCAATTGATACAGATATTCCTATTGGTATTATTGATGTTGAAATAATAGATGGTGGAGAGGATTATCCTGAAGACACCGAGATTATTACAGATCTTGTTCCTGAAGATGATGATGACGAAATTGAATTTGATGTCATCGTTGATGAGGGAAGAATAATATCAGTGAAACCAATAAATATTATTCAGGTGAATATTTTACCAAAATTACGTGCCACTGGTGGTTCTGGAGCATTATTGAGACCAATTATCGGAAGATTGCCAGAATCGAAACCAGGACAAAAAATAATACAAGTTATCGACTGCGTATCATAATATGGGAACTAGACCGAACGAAAACTGGGAAGCAAGGACTATTGATAGCAGAAGTCCTAAGTTTAGAATTGATGTCGCTAATCCAGAAATGGGTGCGGAGGGTGCTGATGTCTATAAAATTTATGCAGTCACAGACAACAAAGATGTAAATTTATGTGCTTTAAGTGAAGGTGGAAAATATAAAATTCATAATGATAAATCTCTAGAGATTGTGGCAGGAATGACCAACACCGAGGGTGCTGTTGATATTGTTATTGCCGGAATGAAGGGTGACGTTGTTATTACCGCAATGAGAGATGGTCAGGTAAAAATTAAGGGTGCTAACATTGTTCTTCAGGCAGATGAAGATATTGACTTAATAGCAGGTAGAAATATTAATGTCAATGGTAAGGCAAAAGTTATGTTGAAGGGCAATAAGGTTCAGGCAGATGGATTAATTGGGAATTTAGTGGAACAAACTAGTGGTAGTTTTGTTATGAGAGTCTTTACTGGTGTTGCCGGTGGAGCGGTTGGTCTGGATTACCTTGCAGGAGGAGAGCAACTTGTAAAGGCTTTGGGTAAACCTGCAATTGCCGGTATTGGTAATCCCTCCCTTGGTCTTGCTGCAAACGTCTTAGGTAAGTTCTCTACAAGTAAATTTTAAAAATGTCATACGAACAGGTATTCGGACTATCATCTCAATTTAATGAAGACGTAATCTTTTTAAAAGACGTTAGGGTTAATGGTCAAATATCCTTCGGAACTGACATATCATTTAATGTTCCTGTGACATTTGATGAAGATGTTTTCTTCAAAAAAAGTATTACTGTTGATAAAAATGTAAGTGTCGGTGGTATTAGTACATTTACTGGTTTGATTGATGCGAATAATGATTTAGACGTTGCCAAAACATTAACTGTTCAAGAAAGATTAAATGTTGGTACTTCTGGAACGGTTATAAGTGCCGATGCCGGTACTGAAAAAATAGGTTTTTTTAATACAGAACCTTCTACAAAATTTCAATTTAATACTATTGATCAGCAATCAATCTATTTTGATGAACAAGGTAGAATTGGAATCGGAACAACTGCTGGTGGCAAACCGACTATAAATGATAATGATAACGGACCCTTAAAACTTGATGTTCGGGGAAGTATTGCTATTGATAGAAACATTTATGATAGTAGCGGTGCTACTGGAGAAAATAACTTCTTCCTTTCTAGAGATGAAAATGGTATTCGATGGGTAAATATTGTTCCTCAGGATCCTGTAGGTATTTTCTTACAAGATGAAGGAGTATTCGTTCCTACAGTTGGTATAGCACAGTCATTTTCGACCTTGAATTTTGTTCAACAAAATAGTCAAGGAACTGGTACTGATACAGTTATACCAACTGCGGCTAGTACTGAAACTGCCACGGGACTCTCTACCATATTCACACAAGATTTGTGGGGTTACACTGACACCGGTGATGTTTTCAGGATGACTCGGGTTGGTATTAACAATAATAATCCGCAGAAACAGTTGGATATTGATGGAACTGTTCGAGCAACGGGAATAGTTGAATTTACCAATAATACTTCTTCTACTAATAATACTTCAGGAGCATTAATTGTTGGTGGTGGTTTAGGTCTTAATGAAAACCTCAACATGGGTGGCAACCTTGATGTTGATGGAACAGGAAAGATAAATTCTGGTGATAACTCTTCATCTAATACCACAGGAGCTTTAGTTGTTACTGGTGGTGTTGGCATCGGAAATGACCTTAATATGGGTGGCAACCTTGATGTTGATGGTTCTGCCGCAGTAGGATCTGATACGGACTCTTCCTCTAATACCACAGGGGCATTAATTGTTGATGGTGGTTTAGGTCTTGGTAAAAATCTCAACATGGGTGGCAACCTTGATGTTGATGGAACGGGAAAGATAGGATCAGATGTTGATTCTGGTGCCAACAACACAGGAGCACTGACTGTTAGTGGTGGTTTAGGTCTTGGTAAAAATCTCAACATGGGTGGCAATCTTGATGTTGATCAAGGTGCAAAAATAGGTCAATTATTAGAATTAGATGGACCGCTAAAAGATTTTAATGATAGCACTGCGATAGGAAAAACAGATTATCGTTTATCATCAATTTATCACACTTCTGGAACTGGAATAGGTGTCTCATGGAGACCATCGGGTGTACAAACTAAAAAAACCATTTGGGTTTCTAAGAATGGCAGTGACTTGAATAGTGGACTACTTGAAGGTGATGCAAAGGCAAGTCTTGGTGGTGCTGCCGCTGTGGCACAAGAAGGAGATACAATCAAAATAAGACCTGGTAAGTACCTAGAAAATAATCCTGTTGGATTAAGAACTGATGTATCAGTCACCGGAGAAGATTTAAGATTGGTAACGATAGTCCCTGAAAATAAAAATGATGATGTCATACATGTTCGTCGTGGTTGCTTAGTCGAAAACTTAAGTTTTGCCGGTGGTGTTGTTGGAAGTGGTGTAGAAATAGGTTGTGATCGTGCAGGTGCAGTTGCATTCCCACCAACACAAACTGATATTGATGCCGGTATATCTGTGCAAGCTAGAAGCGGATTTACGGGTCTTGGACCTGCCGATGAAGGTTCTTCTGGTAGATGGAGATCTCCATATATTCGTAACTGTACCAATTTTATGACAGGAAGTATTGGTATGAAAATTAATGGTGATCATGCTACTTCATCAGATCCGGATTCTGGATCTGATTTAAAATCTATGGTTTGCGATTCATTCACCCAATATAATGAAGCTGGTATTGGTGTATCTCTTTCTAATGATGCATATGCACAGTTAGTTTCTATTTTTACAATTAACTGTGACATTGCGATATATGCTGAAACCGGAGGACAGTGTGACCTCACAAACTCAAACTCCTCATTTGGTAATTTTGGATTAGTTGCAGTTGGTCTTGGTGCCACCCAGTATACAGGATTTACGTCCAATACAAATCCTGCCGGAGAAATTATTACTGAAACTGCATCAGAAACTGATACTATTGTTGCTTATGGAGTGACAGATTCTGATAATGATGATCAGAGACCATTTGATGGTCAAGCTCTATATTTTAAAATCAATAATGTTGGACAACAGAATTATCCATCAATTCCGGCATTTGATCAACTTGACGCACCAATGAAAGAGTTGAGTGCTATTAATATTATCCCAGGATCAGATGTAACAGGATATACTGCAGCAAATCCACCATCTGTTACTATTATAGATGCAGATACTGTTAATAATCCTACCGGAGGACCTTTGGGACCAGAAGGAATTATAGCAGAAGGATCTGCAACAGTGGATGAAACTGGAAAAATTACAGAATTTAACGTAATTGCAAGTGGAAGAAATTATTTACCATCACAAACTCTTATTGTGAGTGTAGATGGTGATACTGGAATTGCAACTGCCGTTACAGAACCAATTTTCTACACTATTTTTGAAGCAACTCCAAATACAGGATATTATAATAAATTAACAGAAAGTGATCCTGGAATAGTTGGCATCACGACAATTACTTTTAACGAATTTATACCTTATCCAGTATTTCCTGATGATCCATTTACTCTTCAAAGAATTAGTCGTATCCTGACCAGTTCTCATTCATTTGAATATGTCGGTACGGGCACAGACATAAATAGATCGACACCTCTTGTAGGTGGTGTTACTATTAAAGAAAACGAAGTTGTAGCTAGTGGGGGAGCACAAATTCCTTTCACATCTACAGATCAAAAAGGTAATTTTGATATTGGTGAAGGTATCCAGATTGATCAAACTACATCTACAATTCGTGGTCGAGATTTTAGTAGAGCAATTCAGGTAGAAGTTACTCCATTAATATTAGCACTGAGATAATATGGCAATCGCACCTCTAAATAAATTTCTTACAAAAGCAGTCCCAATCACTCCAAGTAATCAGCAAGTTTATGAAGCTTCACAAGGAACAAGTGCGATTATACTTTATGCCGCAGTGGCAAATGTCGGTATTGGACAATCTTATCCATTAGTTAGTTTTACTCATAGAAGAACGAGCAAGGCCACCGCAACCAATGGAAACATTAGAGATATAAGATTAATTAAAGATATTGAAGTCCCTCCACAAGATGCCGTTATTATTATTGATGGAAGGTTAGTATTAGAAAGAGATGCGACAAAAATAGATTCTGTTTTTGTAAGAGGATATCAGTCCGGTGTAGGAACTGTTTATGATGCACAATATGATCATACAACAGGATTAACCACCATAACTACCTATGATTCTCACGGATTTAATGTAGATGATGAAATTGTACTGGACGGATTGGTATTTGATTGTCCATCTACGGGAGGTATTACAAGTTCAATTTTTCCAAATCCGCAAACAACTTTTAAGGTAGAAACTGTAGGAACATCCACAATATTTACGACAAATACAGGACTTGTGGCTAATTTGCCACATACTTTTAGACCATCAGAACATCGATTTATTCGTGCTAATCCGGATCCTATTACTATCGTTTCAGGTACAATTCCTGCAGCAGGAACAAAAATACAGGTGATAAAAGGAACCACGTATGATTCTGTTACAGGAATACTTTCAGTTACGGCATCTACACCACACAATCTAACAACAGGTGATACTATTAAATTTACTAATGATTCTTTAGTTTTTAAATGCTCTCAGGATAATTATTCAGACGAGAAAAAGTATCCGAGATCAACTGATCCTGCCAATAATTCAAATACACTCGGTGTCACAACTTTTATAGGAATCGGAAACACTTTTACTGTGAATGTCGGAGTTCAAACTGGTGGTGGAACTGTATCACCGGTACAAATGGAACTCATTATGAGTATTCTGGAGACTAGCAAGGTATAATAAGTTATGGCAAAGTATTTTAGTAGTTCTGTTTTAAGTGGTAAGAGGAGAAAGCCACCCAGAGAACGAATAGATGAACAGAGATATAGGTATCTTGGATTAGAACATGCCGAACCAGATCTTGGTGATCCAAAGGTCGGACCATCATCTGAAGGTGCAAATCCTGTAAAATCCGGTGATCAATATATTGTTGTTGCCGTTGATGGATTTCCTGGAGAAAGATTTTGGATTCCTAATCAAGGTGGATTAATTCCAGGATCAATTAGTGTTTTTGATGAAACTAACTTAGTCGGTTCATTAAGTAGTATCACTCAATTAGATTTTCTTGGTGCGGGTGTCAAAGCCACTACTCAAACTGTAAAAGTATCTACACTCAATTTGAGTGGTAATTTTAGTTTTAGTAAAGATCAGATAGTAACGCAGATTGGTAATTCGGGAGTTTCTGGTGCAGTAGAATTTTCAACAACAAACTCCGGTATCGTAACTCTTACAAATGTTAATGGAAATTTTAATACCTCTGGTGAATTACAACAAGCTGGTAATGCCACGGGAGTAACTCCATCATCAATTTCAATCTTTAATGATCCTAGTATTAGAGCACAGATAGAAGTAACACCTGAGTTTTTCTCCGAAAATAGACAATTTATTTTTAATGACAATGATGAGTTTAATGGAGCATTAAATTTAACATATAATCAGTCAAATGATTATGTTGGTGTCGGTACGACTGCCGCGACACAAATGCTTCATGTTCAGGGTAATCTGAGATTGACCGGAACCGTATATGATTCTAATAATTTTGAAGGTGCCGCCGGTAATTTATTAGTAAAAAAATCCGGTTCAGAAGAATTAATATGGGTTGATCAGGGAACTATTCAACCAAATGCCGGTGGAATTCGTGGAAGTGTTCAATATCATAATGAAGTTGGGAAAATAGGTGGAGCATCTAATTTTGTCTTTAATGACATAAGTGGTGTTAATAATGTTGGTATTGGAAGCACATTACCGCAAGTTGATTTGGATGTTGTTGGTGTTGCATCAATAACTGGAAACTTAAAAGTAGGAACACTTAATGTTCAAGGTATCTCAACATATGGTGGAAATTTAGATATTAATGCAAGTGTCGATATTTTAAATAATTTAAACGTAGGTCAAACTCTGGATGTAGGTGGAAATGCTACATTCACTGGAGAAACTATTACATTTACTGGTGCAGATTATAATGCCATATGGAATAAGTCTGATAGTGAATTAGAGTTTGCAGATAATGCAAAGGCAACTTTCGGTGACGATGCCGACCTGAAGATTTATCATAGTGGAAGTCATTCACATATTACTGATACTGGAGTAGGGAACCTATCACTTCAAAGCACTGGTGGTGAAATTCAACTCGCCAAAGGTGGTACTTTCGCACACATGGTCAGGGCAGTTGTAGATGGTTCAGTAGAACTTTATCATGCTGGTACAAAGAGATTAGAAACGAATACTACCGGAATTCTTGTACATGATACAGTAACGGCAACTACTTTTAATGCAACTGATAGTGAATTAACAGATGTCACAATTACTGGACTTGCCGATATTTTTAGAGCAGATATTGAACAATTAACTGTTGTTAATGGTGTTGGTATAGCGACTATTAAAGAAATAGATGCAACTCACACTGATACTGATACTTTAAATGTAGGTACTGCTGCAACGACAGCAAAATTAACAGTTGATAATATTGAAATTGATGGTAATAATATTACTGCAACAACAGGAAATTTAATTATAAGTGGTGATGGTAGTAGTTTTGTTAAAATTGATAAGGTAGAAATTACAGATACCACTGACTTTTCTGGTACAAACGCCGCATTGATTGTTAAAGGTGGTGCCGATATCGATAAGAAGTTAAATGTCGATGGTGCCGTTACCTTCACAAAAGATACAGAATCTACCAATCCGACTACAGGTGCTTTAAAAATTACTGGTGGTGTAGGTATCGCAAAACGATTAAATGTTGCCGGTATTACTTCGATAACAAATACTACATCATCAACTGGTATCTATACAGGTGCCTTTAAAGTTGCCGGTGGTGCTGGTATTCTTGGTAGTTTATATGTCGGTGGATCTGTTGGATTCGGATCAACGGCAGTTCCTTCAGTCAATAATCAACATGATTTTGGTTCGACATTAAAAAAATGGAAAAACATTTATGCCGACGAATTTGTTGGTAAACTTGCTGGAAGTGCAGAAAAAACTGATATAACGGAAGATAGCACAAATACAAATAGATTTATTTTCTTAAGTGATGTATTTTCGGGCACTGCAACTGCATTTGGTGATCAATCTTTAATTTATAATCCATCCATAAATGCCCTTGGTATTGCAACTAATAGATTTGATAGTCCAATAAGTTCGGATAATACTGGAAAGATTGCTGTTGGTATCGTAACTGCATACGAATTATATGGTTCTTTAAGAGGAAATGCCGATACCGCGACAAAATTATTAAATGCACGGGATTTTTCTATTAGTGGAGACGGAACTGCTCCTACAATAAGTTTTGATGGGACAGATAATGTTCCTTTTGTTTTTACACTGAGTACTGTCAATTCAAATGTCGGTACTTTTGGTAATGATACAGGAACTGCCTATGCACGAGTTTCTGTTAATGCAAAAGGATTAGTCACGGCGGCAGAAGAGGTAAACATTGATGGTGATGAAATAACTTCTGGTGAGGCAAAGAATGTCGCAATTACGGAACAGACAGATTCAACTACGACGCATTATATTCATTTTGGTGATGTCGTTAATACAGATTTGGCAGATAAAACCACATATGACAGAATTAATGTAGATAGCTCAGAACTTATATACATTCCTAATACTGGTGTTGGTATTGGAAGTACAGCACCAACGACAAAACTTGATGTTTTTGGAACAACTAAAACACTACATTTAAACGTAACTGGAGTATCTACTTTTGTTGGTAATGTCGATATTAATAATCAACTAATTGTCGGTGGTGCAACTACACTTGCAAATAGTGGTGGAATTACCACAACTGGTGGAGATCTTTATGTTGGTGGTAATCTGTTTGTAAAGGATGATGTCTTTAATGATCAACTCCTTGGTGAAAGCATGGTGATTACTGGTATCGCCACCATAAATCAATTAGAAATTGGACAACTAGGACAGACTTTAGTTGGTATCACTACGATTCTTGATGAAGATGATATGGTGTCTGATAGTGCAACAGCACTTGCCACTCAACAATCAATTAAAAAATATGTTGATGATACTGTAGACGCAGCCAATGACCTTGCATTCAGTGGTGACACTGGAACTGGAACTATTGATTTGGATAGTGAAACATTTTCAATTACAGGAAGTGCGAATGAAATAGTAACTTCTGTTCCTAGTGACAATAACCTTCAAATTCGTCTTGCAGAAGATTTGACCCTTAGAGGTAATACCACTCTAGGAGATGATCCAGATAGTGATACTGTAACTTTTACGGCAAAAGTTAATTCTAGTATCATTCCAAGCGGAACTGTAAATATCGGTGCCGAAAGTAGTAGGTGGGATTATATCTATGCGACTAATGTTGATGGAGTTAATTTTGCTGGAACATCGGCAGATGCGACAAAACTTGAAACTCCACGAAAAATTTCTTTTAATGAAGATGTAGTTTCTATTGCTTCAACATTTGATGGAACTCAAAATGTAGGATTTGCACTTACATTAACAACTACTGGTGTAGAAGACGGAACTTATGGATCTAGCACTCAGGTTGGTATTCTTACTGTTGATACTAAAGGTAGAGTAACAGCAGCGTCTAATGTCGATATTGATGGAAGTGCTCTCACGGCAGGAAAGGCAGACAAAATACTTGTCACGGAAAAATCTTCCGAAATGGACAAACTACATTATTTGACATTTATTGAAAATGATCCTGCTAATTCTGGAGACTATGAAAATCTATATGGTGATAATCAGTTAACTTATAATCCAAATACAAATGCACTTAGCATTAATGGAAATATGTCCAGTGGAAGTTTGAATGTATCTGGACTTTCAACTTTCCTTGGAAATGTCACCATTGGTGATGATGAAAGTGTTGATCAGATAACCATAAGTGCCTCGGTTGCATCAACATTTTTCCCCACTACGAGTGCAGATACTAATGAAACTAGTGATGGAGTAGATCTTGGTAAATCAGATCAGTATTGGAGAAAAATATATGTTAGAGAGTTGATAGGTGATACTGTAACTGCGATTTCAACTGCCGCAAATACAGTTGGAATTGGATCAACAGATACAGATGCCGATCATTATATAACATTTGTTGATTTCAATGATGATACTACTGGATTTGGAACTATTCGCACTGATGACGGTATAAAATATAATCCAAATACAAATATACTTGATATATCGGGAGATGTAAAAGTTGGAACGGGTTTAGTTGTAACCGGAATTTCAACTCTTAATGGAGATGTTAACATTGGAGATACTGATTCTGATACGGTAAGTATTAATGCAAAAGTTGATACTAATATTATACCATCAGGAACCATAGATATTGGTGCCACTGATAGTAAAATTAATAAAATATACACCAATGAACTTTTTGGTACTTTAAAGGATAATGCAGATAGTGCGACAAAATTTGCAACTCCACAACAAATTACTTTTAATGAAGATGTAGTTTCTATTGCCTCAACATTTGATGGAACTCAAAATGTAGGAATTGCACTCACGTTAAAAACTGTAAACACCAGTAACGGTGTTCCAGGAACATTCGGTAGCAGCACTGCAATTCCAAAAATTAAAGTTAATGCAAAAGGATTGGTCACTGAAATAGAGACTGTTACTGCAGATTTCCTTAATCAAGTTACAAATGATGCGAATAATATAAAAATAACTGAAAATGAGGACGATGCAACTCATTATCTGACATTTATTAGTACTGATCCCGCTAGTATTACTGGTGAGAATGAATATCAGAGTTTATTAGGTGATTCTGGATTACGATATAATCCCCATACAAATAGAATAACGGCAGGTAACCTTACTTTAGATGGAACTGCGGATCCTAGTCTTTCGGTAACCGGAAATGCATCCTTTAGTGCCAATGTACTCATTAGTGGTATTACCACCATTGGAGATGCTAATAGTGATACATTAACCATTAATGCAAAAGTTAATAGTGCCATCTTACCATCTCATGATGCAACAGAAATTGATGATGCTGATGGGATAGACATTGGTAGTTCAAGTGATCACTTCCGTGTCATATATGCCACCAAATTTGATGGAGCACTTGCAGGTAAATCAGATTCAGCTGCTAAATTGGATCCTGGTAAGAATATAACCATTACCGGAACTGATTTCAGTGGCGGAGAACTTAATGACGAGGATGGTAATGCTATTCCTTTCACTGGTGAAAACAATTATGCGATTCCGTTAGAACTAAGTACCACGGATGTCACTGAAGGATCTTACCCAGATCTGGATACCAATGATAATACTAAAGTTAATAAAGTTCCAAGAATTGCTGTTGATACTAAAGGAAGAATTACAGGCGTCACTAATCATGATTTAATTTTATCACAATCAACACTGACTTTATCAGGAAAAAATACAGCTATCTTATTTAATAATAATAATTCTGTCGGACATGCAGATGGTTTTCATATAATAGAACGAACAAGTGGTGGTGTTATCGGTACGACATTTCAAATAGATACTGTCGCTTCTTCATCGTTAGGGGGAGGAAATCCAGGAACTATTCCAGCAATAAGTTATCATGGGAAACTTCAAAATTCCACAGTATTAAGAATTTCTGGCAATAACGATAATTATTATGCCGATGATGGATTTAGTATCCTCTATATGGGAGCAAGACCTGATAATGCTGCCTCTCTTTCAATTTTTTCAGATAATCAAAATGTTGCGAATCAAGTGGAGGCAGTCAATATTCTCCAAAATGGAAATATTGGATTTGGAGTCGTTCAAGAAACTGATGCGGATGAACATACCATACCAACTTCTGGTGGAGGTGTCATTACCGCAGGTAAAATAAAGGCAAGAGAATTTGAAGTAACTGGTGATATTATTGTTAAAAATATCACGGAACTTCCAGGAATTGGTTTTACTAATCTATCCGATACCCCATCAACTTTTGAGGATTTTGGATCAAGATATGTCCAAGTAAACTCTGCAGAAACAGGATTAGTATTTAATACTATTTCGACAACTGATATTTCTAATTTTGATACTGCAGTAAACAATTTAATTACGAGTAATACTAGCATTTCTTATGATAATATTACTGGTACACCAACTCTTGCGGATGTTGCAACTTCTGGTGCTTATGGTGACCTGAGTGGTACACCAAGTCTTGCGACTGTTGCAACTTCTGGTGATTATGATGACCTGAGTGGTACACCCACAATACCTACTAATAATAATCAACTAACAAATGGTGCGGGATATATCACTTCATCTGATCTTGATGGTAATACAACTTATCAATTAAAAGCTACTAGAAATGCTGATGGTAGTAATAGTGGTGGTAATAACACTGACCCATATTTACACTTACAGGGAACTGATGGTAATGATGATAATGTAAGATTGGTAGGTTCAGGTGCTGTCTCTGTAACTAGAAATAATAATGGTCAAGTTACCATAAACGCACCAGTCGTTAATGCAGGTGTTGCTCAAGGAACTAACCCATATTTTGGTTATATTGAATTAAGAAGAGATGATGGTAATAATTACGGTGGATTTATTGATTTTGTGAAAGACGATTTTCCAGGTAATAATAGTGCCAATTCTCCAGATTATCATGCAAGAATGGTTTTACGTACTACCAATAATACTGGCACTACGGGTGCTGTCGCTGGTAATGCGAACACTAACGAAGTTCAACTATGGAATTCTAGATTTAATGTTAAAGATGGACTTTTAAAAGGTAATACTATCGAAGCCGTAGGTAACATCACTGCATTTACCTCAGACATCAGACTGAAGAAAGATATTGAACCAATTAAAAATGCTCTTGAAAAAGTTCAGTCACTTCGTGGATTTACATATTCTCATAATGAAACTGCCAAAGAGTTAGGATTTACAGAAGACAGAAGATGGTCTGGTGTATCTGCACAAGAAATTGAAAAGGTATTACCAGAGGCAGTATTCCCGGCTCCTGTCAATGATAAGTATTTGACAGTTCAATACGAAAAAATTGTTCCCCTCCTCATCGAAGCGATCAAGGAACTCAAGGAAGAGGTCAATGACCTGAGGTCTCAGATCGGGGGTTGACACCCCTGCCTAGATGCCCTATAATATGTGGGTAATCAAGGGAACACCCCTCACATGAACAGCACCGAAGAGTATCTGGAAAAGGTTGTCATCGACATCTGTGCCAAGTCCTTCACCCTATATAGTGACGAAGGCAGCACTCGCATTATTGACTGCGAAACTTCCGAACAATTCATGAGTGTTTTCCTTCTTGTTCGTGATCGACTTGAAGAGGAGCAAATCAAATACACCGGAGTTTCAGTTTGTCAAGACTAATTTATGGAACAACTAAATAATCCAACTATCAAATTTTATTCTGTGGAACATTGGGAGAAAAACTGGGAAGAAATGATTAGTAGAGTAGAGAACGGAGAACATATAGGAATAGAGAATGAGAATGGAAATAAGGCAGTAATGATACCGGCAGATGATGAACTCATACGAATACACACTGAGTTAAACAACGACGCTCAGTAGTTCATCATCGGGAATGTCGCCTAAAGGTAAAGGCCCTCTGCTTATAACGGAGTGATTTGGGTTCAAGTCCCAACATTCCTATTTGCTTCCTTAGCAATCTGGTGAATGCAGCAAACTCATAATTTGCCTAAGGAGAGTTCGATCCTCTCAGGAAGCACCTAACGGGACGGTGGCGGAATTGGTAGACGCACCAGACTTAAAATCTGTTGATCATTAAGATCGTGAGGGTTCAAGTCCCTCTCGTCCTACTTTTAACCTAACTAAATAAAATATAGAAATAGTATAGAAGCAGTAATACAATGCCTCTGAATAAGTTAGAGAACTTTCTTAAGAATGTAGAAGGTCGTATACTATATGTTAGTCCGGCAGATCTTGACTCTACTGACAGCATATTAAATCAGGGTAATTCCCAAACCAAACCATTTAAAACTCTGCAGAGAGCATTAATTGAAGCTGCGAGATTCTCTTATAATGTTGGAAGAAATAACGATACTACAGAGAAAACCACTATTCTTCTCATGCCTGGTGAGCATGAGATTGATAATAGACCTGGACACTCAATACGAGATGATGGAACTGGTATTGTTGAATTAAGAAGATCTGATGGAACTGAAGTAAACAAAGATAGTTTAACTCTGACATTAGAATCTAATTTTGATATAAGTCAAGAAGATAATATACTTTACAAATTTAATAGTGTAAATGGTGGAGTTATTGTCCCTAGAGGAACTTCTATTGTCGGTTTAGATTTAAGAAAGACAAAGATAAGACCAAAATATGTTCCCAACCCAACTGACGATACTGTACCATATTCTGCTCTTTTCAGAATAACTGGTGCTTGTTATTTCTGGCAATTTAGTATTTTTGATGGAAGTGAATTAGGGAAGGTATATACTGATGATAAGAACTTTGTTGATGTAATAAATCAGGTACAACCAACTTTCTCTCACCATAAACTTACGTGTTTTGAGTATGCTGATGGTGTAAATGAATTCCAATCAACAGGTCTTACAGACCTTGACATGTATTATTATAAACTGTCTAGAGCATATAATCAGGCATCAAATAGAAATATTGATGAGAAGTTTTTAATAGATGGTGCAGGAACTGGATTAGATGGTTTTGCAAAGCAAAGAGCAGAATGGGAAATTGTTGGCGCATTTGCTGATGATCCTCTTAAAATTACGAGCATACAGTCTGGTACTCTTCCTGGAGTACCAACAAATCAAGTAACTGTTACGACACAAGGACCACATAACTTATCTAATGGCACCCCGATTAAAATTAAGGGTGTTAGTAGATCAGAATATAATATTTCAACAAAAGTATCAGCAACAGATCCTGTCAACAATAACATATTTACATATACACTACCAGATTTTCCCGTTGATCTTGAGACGGAACCTGCCGTTGATAGTGCTCTGGTAACGATCGAAACTGATACAGTATCTGGTGCATCACCATATATCTTTAATATCTCCCTACGTTCTGTATGGGGTATGCAGGGTATGCACGCTGATGGAAGCAAGGCATCAGGTTTCCGTTCAATGGTTGTGGCACAATTTACTGGTGTATCACTTCAAAAAGATGACCGTGCATTTGTAAAGTATAATGTTAGTAGTAGAGCCTATGAGTCTCTTTCTGAAGAAACAACAAAGGGAGGAAAACTAGCTTTAGAATCTTCATCTACTAATACTGCTCAGGTTTATCACTTAGATTCTGAAGCAATTTACAGAAATAATTGGCAGACAACTCATGTAAAGATAACTAATGATGCAATTTTACAGGTTGTTTCTGTATTTGCCATTGGATATACAAAGCATTTTGAAGCTAGAAGTGGTGGTGATGCATCAATTACAAACTCTAACTCTAACTTTGGTCAGTTAGCATTAGTTGCTGATGGATTTAGAAAGGATGCATTTAAGAAAGATGATAATGCATTTATAACACATATTATTGCACCAAAAGCAATCACAACTGCCGAAGAAGATGTTGAATGGGTACAACTGAGTACAACCAAAGATAGTAATACCAATAGATTATATCTGTTTGGATATGATTCTGAAAATATCAAACCACCCTCTCTTACACAAGGATTTAGAGTTGGTGCAAAAAATAATGATAAGTTATATGTGAATAATGGAAAAGATGAAAATGGAAATATTAAAGTTTTTGAAGCAGACATTAAAATGTCTAATTCTGCAGGATCAAGTGCAAGAAGATCTGTTGATATAGGAACTATTGATGGGATTAACGGTAAATTTACGACTCCTGATCCTGCAGGAGCAGATACTAGTCCACCACACGGTTTTGCATTAGGAGAAAAGGTTATTGTTATTGCCGATGGTGGTGATTTACCTGAAAAAATTGAAGAACATAAAGTTTATTTTGTCATATCAGGAGTTGCACAGGGTTTAACAAATGCAGAACTTAAATTAGCACTGTCAGAATCTGACGCCGAAAATGGTGTTGCCATAAAGAATACCTATATTTCAGATACAGATGCAACAAAGATTAAAATTATAAGTAGAGTAACAGATAAAGAATCTGGGGATGTAGGTCATCCAGTTCAATATGATGAGACTAATGGATGGTATATTACAACTAACGATAACTCTGCCATTCGTGAAGAATTAGATAATGTTACTGGCAGCAAGACAGAAATATCATACTTCAAGAGAATTGCCGATACAAGAAGTTTGGATGATAAAATATTTAAAACAAGAGTATCGATTCCAAAAGAAGTTCAAAATGGAAAGAACATTCAAAATGGATTTATTCTTCAGGAATCTTCTCAGACTGGTGTAAGAACCGATGGTGATTTAAACTTTGAATCAGAAGGTGGAACTTTAACAGCATCTGATTTTGCATATAAGAGAAATCCAAGATTTATTAGTAGTTGTACTTTTAACAGTGGAACTGGTAAAGTCACGGTAGTATCAGAGCGTCCTCATAATTTACAAACTAATGATTTAGTTAGGATTGATGCAATAAGACACTCTTTAAATACTGAGGGAACTGCTGGGAAAGGTTATAACGTAGAGGCAAGTGTCACTGTTGTTGATAACATGACATTTACATATAATGCACCGGTAACAATCAGTACTCCACCAACTAATGATTTCACACTCAATAAAACTCAATTAGTCGGTTCTGCATCATCACTACCTACATTTACGAGAAAAGATTTAAAATCAAATCTTTACTTCTTTAGAAATGATGTCATATCAGAATATGATGAAGGTGTAGAGACTGGTGTATATCATGGATATCAATTATTTGCAGATCTTGCTGTTCCAGAAGAATTTACTGATAACAAATATGGTCAGACAGTTGTTGATTTATATCCACAATTAGATCGTGACAATGTAAATGACACACCTCGTGCCGCAAAATCTTTTGCTCTTAGAGCTCCTCTAGGAAAAGTTGTAACTAATGACCTTCAAAAAAGTATCACAAGAGAGTCAACTGACAAGTTACTTCTTCAATTTGGACGTGGTATAGAAATTGACTCATTTGCCGATAGTACTACTAGTGGAGTTATAACATTAAATAGATCTCATAATCTTGGTGGTCTTGCACTGATTGGTAATAATAAGTTAAGCAATGATAGTGCGGTGACAGCTCCGGACGGGACATATGAAAACGTAAAAATATATGAAGATGAAGTTTCTGCACAAACTTGGAATGGAGCTTTAGGAAAAGTTACCATTTCTGGTAATCAGATAACCGCATATGAAATTACAAATCCAGGTTCTGGATTCCCTTCAGATGGAAGTGTATATGCATATTGGGATAGTGCTATTGTTGGAGGTCCTACTAATACAGGTGGAGCAAGATTAGGTAGTTCTGCTAATGCAGGACTTACAAATGCTGTCCTAACATCCTCACATGAAAATCTTGTTATACAAGTTACTGGTTCTGGCATCACGACTGATGCATATTTTAGAACGACAAGTGTTCCACAACCAAATCAAATTGGTATTGCAAAAACCGCAGGTGATCCCAATATCACTTCAGATCAATATGTCTTTGTTGTCGGAAATGCTCTTGATGTACAATATTCAGTTTCTAATGGTACTGTTACTTTCACTACCCAAGGAACTAATGTTCCACACGGACTGAAGAAAGGAAATAGATTCCAGATTAATGATGACAATGACAACAATTTAGAAACTTTAATTGTTGAAGACGTAAGTAATACTGCTATTAATCAATTCACTGCAAAGAGTACTATTTTATCGGGCACTGATGTAGATGGTCATGTTTTAAAGCACGGACTATCTGCAAATGATGAAGATACTGGAAAGGATGACGAGAATCTAAGTGTAAGAGGAGTTCCACTTTATGGCCTTGAAAGGGCCAAACTTACTTCTACAATTAGTGCCGCGGCGACGGAAATAAATTTATCTCTCCTTAATAGTCAACAAGGTGCCGGAATCAGATTTCCACAAGGAAGTTACATCCAGATTGATGATGAAATATTAAGAATTGCATCTTCTACAGCAACAGTATCTAGTGGTACATTATCAGGCACTATTGTTATTCGTGGTGTATTTGGAACACGAGCGACACAACATAGTGCCAATTCTTTAGTTCAAAAATTGAATCCAATTCCATTGGAACTGCACAGGTATTCAATTCTTCGTGCATCTGGACATACATTTGAATACCTTGGATATGGTCCTGGTAACTATTCTACGGCACTTCCACAAGTTCAGGTCAGAACACTCACAGAACGAGAAGAATTCCTGTCACAGGCACAAGAACTATCGGCAGGATCGGTTGTTTATACCGGTATGAATGATAAGGGTGATTTCTATATTGGTAACCAGAAGAAATCTGCACTAACAGGTGAAGAAACCACATTTGACAATCCAGTTCCTACTGTTGCCGGTGAAGATCCTTCACGATTAAGTGTCGTATTTGATGAAGTCACTATCAAAGAAAGACTTGTAGTTGAGGGCGGAAAATCTAACAATATCCTGTCACAGTTTGATGGACCAGTAACCTTTACTTCAGATGTTAGACATAAAGGAAAAGTTAAGATAAAGGATGATACTAACGTAGGAGATGGTGATGGAGCACTCGTTGTCGAAGGTGGAGTCGATATTGGTAAGGATTTAAACGTCGATAATGATTTAGATGTCGGTAATGATTTAACTGTTGATGATAACTTAATTGTCAAGGGTAATACCACTCTTGGTGATGCCAATACTGATACCATAACATTAAATGCAGAATTTGATTCATCATTGATTCCTGCTGGAAGTGATAAGAATATTGGTTCTAATACAGATCAATGGAATGATATTTACATCAATGGAACTGCATATATTGATACTCTTCGTGTTGAAGATACCACTGATAATACTCTTGGAGATGTAAATACAGGTTCTGCCCAATTTGATGGTGGTGTCGGTATTGCTAAGAAATTAACGGTCGGAATGGCTGTTACTTCTAAGGATTTAATTTATGCAGATGAAGGATTCAGACTTGCACAGAATAAAGATCTCGCAATGGGATCTGAACACAAATTCAAAATCTTTGAAAATACAGACGGTAATGGTACTATAAAACATGGAGGAGATTCTGGAAATCTTGGTATCACGGTAAAGGCTGGAAATACAATTAGTTTTGGTTCAAATGGTACAGCAAATGCTGCACAGTTTACCGCCGGATCAGGATGTAAACTTAAGTTTGGTGGTAATAAAAAACTTGAAACTGTAACGGGTGGTGTTACGGTTACCGGCACACTTACTGCAGATGATATAACTGTTGATAATGTTACTATCAATGATAATACTGTTACGGCAACGAATTTTTCTGGTACGGCAACACAAGCAAATAAACCAAGAATAACAGGAGCAAATACAGCTCTTAATAGAAATGTTGGTATTGTTTGTTTAGACGAAACTCCAGAAAATGCCACTACAGGAAGTGGAACTTATCAAGATCTAAAGGCTACTGCCGGACTAAGATTTAATCTTAAAGACAGTATTTTAAAGATTAATGGAGACATAATCGCATTTGCATCTGATGAAAGATTAAAAACTAACATTTCTCCGATTACCGAGGCACTATCAAAAGTTAAATCTATTGATGGATTTACATATAACTTTAATGATACTGCAAAAGAATTGGGATTTGACACTGAAGTAGATTATGCAGGTGTTTCTGCACAGAAAGTTCAAAAAGTTCTGCCAGAAGTTGTTCGTCCCGCACCATCAAGTGATGATTATATTACTGTTCAATATGAGAAACTTGTTCCACTCTTAATTGAGGCAATTAAGGAACTCAGTGATAAGGTTGATGACCTGGAACAAAAATTATCAGATAAATAACTAAAAAGGCATAATGGCAAATTATATAAAGTCATTTAATTTTAGGAATGGGGTGCAGGTTGACAATGATAATTTCATTGTCAATGCTGTTGGCCGAGTTGGAATTGGCACGACCGTACCAGAAAAACTCCTTGATGTAAGGGGAAATGCCAAGATTGTAGGACATATTACCGCAACAGATGCGAGTGTAAGTGGAATTGTAACCGTAGGAAGTATTACAATCAACGGAAGCACAGGAACAATTAGTGCTTCTACTTTTAGTGGTTCTGCCGGAGACTTTGGTGATCAGGTAGTAGTTGCCATTGCAACTGATGGATTTATTGCTGGTGCTACTGGATTAACAACAACATCAAATATTGGTATTGGTACTGATTCAACTGCTTTTCAACTACAAGTTGGTGAAGATCCCACAACTTTAGGATTTGGTGTTACGAATGGTCATGTAACAGCAAGTGGAAATTTAAGTATCAGTGGTATTTCTACACTTGGTATCACTACTGTAACTGATTTAACCGTACAACAACTTAATATATCTGGTATTTCTACACTTGGTGTCACCACCACTACAGATTTAACCGTACAACAACTTAATATATCTGGTATTTCTACGCTTGGTGTCACCACTGTAACTGATTTAACTGGACAACAACTGAATATATCTGGTGTATCTACGTTTAGTGATGATATTCTTATTGGAACTGGTGCAACCGTAGGATTTGGTACGACTGCATACTTTAGAGATCATGCAAAGGCAATCTTTGGCATTGATGAAGACTTGCAAATTTATCATTCTGGTGATTCTTCTAATATTAAAGAGGATGGAACTGGCAACTTAAATATATGGGGAGACGACATTTACTTTTATAATTCTGCAGGAGATCAGTTTAAAGCAAAATTTGAAACTGGTGGTTCAGTATTTCTTTATCATAGTAACATTAAAAAGTTTGAAACCACTAACGAAGGTGTACTAGTTTCTGGTGGAACAACGACAGGTGCTTTGAGTGTATCTGGTGTCTCCACTTTCAGTGATAATATTCTCATTGGAGTTGGTGCAAGCGTAGGATTTGGTACGACTTCATACTTTAGAGATCATGCAAAGGCAATCTTTGGTGATGGTGATGACTTACGAATTTATCATGATGGGGCAAACAGTTATGTAAGTGATCAGGGAACAGGAGATTTAAGACTTTCCG